TTTTTTTTATTTTTTTTATTTTTTTTTTATATTTTTTTTATATTTTTTTTATATTTTTTTTATAATTAATGTAATATTTTGAGATGTATCTCCTTTTGTATCATTTGTATTAGAATCAAGTATCGGATTTTCTAATAAATTATCTATATGTTCATTCAAGTGTTCATTCATATCGTCACCTATGTATTCTAACATAGTATCCTCACTACCATTATTATTGTGAGACATATCATCCGATACATTATGTTTTATACTATCCATATGTCCTTCTTTGTTATATGGTTTACTATATCCTTTTACTTTAATGACTTTTGTTGTGCTTGGTGTCATATCTAAAGATGATTTGCTATTATTAATATTTAAAAATCCTGACTCTATATCTTCATTCAAATGTGTATCTTGATGGGACGAAGGAACTTTGTTTTTATATTTTTTTTTGGTAATATCTCTATTTTGTATAAGCGCATGACCAATATTTATATCCAATTCTTGTTCTTCTGGTGTAAAGGTTGTTTCTTGTTCTGGTAGTAATTCAATAAAAACTATCTTCATTTTAACAGCATTTTTTGTATTTTTAATATCTTGAACATTAATAATAGAACCTATATTTTCTTTTGCGTGTGGAACGTGTAATGATTTATGTAAATGTTTCATATCGTAATTAAAAGGCAATTTAAAAATAATATAACGTGTTATAGAGCGGAATAAAGCTACAAATTCTGCTAAAGAATGTTCACCAATTTTTATTTTTAATTTTTTGCTATGTTTATAATTTGTTCCTCCCCAAGGTGGATCCACAAATACTACATCACAGCCATTACGAATAAAGTCATGTTCTTTATTTTGAATAACGTTAAGTATATCATTATTAATTACACTATACTCACCCAAATTTTTTTTAGAATATTCTTTGTAATTCTGTAAGTTATTTATTAACATACTTGCTTTATCAGGGTCCTTTTCTACAAATATATTTTTGGAAAAGTATTCTAAAAAGGAGATAGAATTTCCACCTACGCAAGACATACATTCTAATATTGTTGAGGTATGGTCAATTCCAGGTAATTTCATAATAAATTTACTTATCTTATTGGCATAAGAATACTTTGTAATACTATACAAAGCTTCTAAATCCAATTGTATTTTTTTAATAAACTTCAAAGGTAATCCCTTAAACAAATAAACTATTTTTTTTTTAATATTAAACAGATCTGATTTTTTAATCGAACCTCCTTTTTGTAAATAGTCCATATTAGATATTGAAAAGTGTGAGGATTCAGAAGATTCCAATGAACCTCCTGTTTGTTCGTCTTCTTTTGTGTCATCTGTTCCTGTTTCTTCTATAAGTAGTTCTTCTGTAGGTGGTTCTTCTGTAGGTGGTTCTTCTGTAGGTGGTTCTTCTGTTAGCGTATACTCAGCAATATCTACTAATTTTTTATATAATGCTTTAATTTTTGAACGTTCTTCTTTCGCCTTTTCGTTGCTTTCACAATATAAAGTTTTATCAAAATAATCGATTCTTGATTGTATACTATCTGTAGTTAACCCACTTTGTATGCCTTTTTTTGTAGTAACTATAAATGCAGACGCGCTATTATATACAATACCTAAACGATAACTTTTTTTAAATAAGGGTCTGGAATATCTATTAAATTCGGCAATATCTTCTGGATCTCGTTCATAATATCCACTCTCTTGTCCATCATATTGTGCTTCTTCATTAAAATAATCTTTTGGCATCTGTTCACTAAATAGTATTTGTTCCGTTTTATTTTTATATTCAGTAATTAATTCATCTCGTAAAGCAAAATACAATACATTGTATGTAGAATAATACAGAACCGTTTTATCTTCTATGGTTAATTCATAAAAACCTTCTTCATCCATAGTTTGTTTTTCATAGGTGTTGTCTTCTTGAACTATATATATTTCTACAATTGAATCGACTTTATATACAATATAATTATATACATACTCCATAAAGGTTACTTCTTTATCTTCTTGACTTATTTCCTGAAGAATTGTATCTTTTATATTTTCTATATTATCTTTTTGTTGTGAACGGTATTGATTGATTATCGTATCGATTGTATTACGTTGAGTATATAGTATATCAAATATATCATCTTTTCCACCAGTATAATAATTAAAATCTTCCCATACACATACATACAAGCCTTTTTGTTGATTATACTTATATGCTACTCGATAATATTGTTTATTGGTAGTAAATGGATGTTCTCTACCAAGAATTTGTTCTAACTGAAGTAATATAAAATCGATATTGTTAACAATATATTGTATTCGATTTTCCATGTATAAGGTTTTATACATATTTTTTTTCAAATCTTCTTCCAGTAAAATAGTAATTATATTGGGATGTTTAATCGGTGTGTGTAAAGTTGTTTGTATATATGATTCTATAAGTTTAGTTAGCACATTAGAAAGAATGGTAATCGGAGATTGAGTTGTATCAATCTCAGTTATCACTCGTTGTAATGTATTTTCAAATCGAGCCGTTGTATCGTTTAACCTATACGTTTCTAAAGGTAATGTAGCTAATGTAAACTCTACATCCACAATAAGTATATTTTTTTCAAGTTGTTTTTTAGAACGTATCACTGAATACGAAAATTGAGATAGACCCGAATAATGTTGAGCGTACGAGTCTAATTGAATATAATCCTCGTTACTTCTATTATCTAAACTATAACGATAAGGATTTTGTTTTAAAACTACAAAATTATCTTCTCCAGTAGTATTCTGTGGTAATATTGGATATAGTTTAACAATATCATTTGTGTCAATTCGATTATATACAATCTTGTCGACTAAAAAAGGGTCCCATACATCATTGGGACATCCATTTATTTTTTTAAAATCAGATAAAGAAATACTCATAATATCTAGCTCGTATTTAGTAACATCTTTTACAGCTTTATCGAGTTGACCGATTATATGAACTTGTTTAGGGTATGATTTAATTATAGAAGATAATCTTGAATGATATACATTATTAGGATTTACAATAACCATAAAATCCCGTTTGTCTTTTTTTGCTAATTCATATCCAGTATTAATTAATGCGCCCTTGTTAAAATGTAAAAATCCCATTTCTTCTTCTGTATCATCCGGCTCAAACTCAAAAATATCCTTTTTATGTAAAAACTCACTTACAGGTATTTTTTTACGTGTTTGTTTTACAACATAAATAGAGCATATATTTGCATCCAATTCATATTTAAAATTTTGTTTTATATTGTCAATACATTGTTTAAATTCAATATTTTGTAACATGATGGAGGGATTACTTTCTGGTAGTTTCGAGATCGGTGTTTCTTCTTGGACTTCTTGTTCATCATAATAAGGAATAATAATTGCAAATGTTCCGGAAACTTTTTTTTTTGTTACAAGATCTCTATATTTTTTTATATCTATACATATAGCTTCCATTTGTTCTTGTTTACTTACAATAGATAATTTAGTATAATCCATGTCATGTATAGTTATACCATCTGTATCTTCGGGATGTACAATAGAAAAAACGTGTATAAGTAATTCATTCTTACGTTCAGAAGATGGTAAAAAAATTGTTATATTTTGTATAATATCCATACATTTGTTATATCCAGCTATAGTATTTTCAGTAGAAAGATATAAATATTCGGCATATACAGATAAAAGACTATATAATTCTGATTCCGTTTCTGAAAATACGTGATGTATTTGTGTGGTAACTTTTTCAAATAAATCTTCACTGGCTTCTTTTTGACCCAATTTAAACATACAATACGCTAACATCATTTGATGAGTAAGTAATTCTTTTTGTTTAGTTTGTTTTGTTTGTTCTGAAATAGTTGTTCCAGGCCCTAATATTTGTGTAGTGAGTGTTATTAATTCTTGTAATATAGACAAGGCATGTTCATAATCGTCCATATCAATATATAGTTTATATTGATATTGCATAATCTTTAGAACTTTATTATCCCCTAGCCCTGAATCAATTTTAATATTTTCTATTAGTTTATTATATATATCTAAACTTTCTTCAAAGCGTTCTTGTAAGGACAAATTTTTTGCTAGTTCTAACGCATTTTCTTTTCCTTTACTTGTTCTACTAATCGTAACCGAACTATTTTCTATTAACCGTAATTCTTCTTCTTTTTCTTGGTAATCATTTAATAATTTTTCTTGTGTCGGATGAATAATAACCGTACAAGAATATTGTGTTTCAATACGTTTTAATTCTTTATGTGTAAATGTTTCTATAAATGAAGAAGGTAAAAATGTGTTTTTAATAATGATATCACTTGTAGATACACTGGCTTGATTAAAAACTATTTCGAGTGAACGATCTCGATATAATTGCCGTTCTTCTTCTGTAACAGTAGGTATATATTTAAATACATAGTATCTATGTAAATCAGAATATTTTTTTAATTCTTTATATTTTTCTTTTCCTAAATCTTGTACTTGATCAAACGTATATTTATTTTTAATCGGTGCGTATACATTACCAAACGTATCTGTTGCTCGTGTAAACGTGTTAAAATTACTTTGTATTTCCACATCTGATGGCAAAAATAAATTATAATCGGCAGCAAGACGAATAAGATTTTCTTTGTGAACTAAATATTCTGGCCGCTCATTACCAATCGATTGATAAAATACTTGAATCATTTCATTAAACGTATCATTGGACAAGCGGTCTCGTGACATATCCAAATTATCGGAACGGATCGACCATATTTTATTTTTTTGCGTAACAGGTTCTTCCATATAGGCTTCATATATAGCGTTTCCTGTTTGTGTATGTTCTGTTTTTAATAAATTATATACTGATTCTCCATCTAAACAAGTTACTAATAAATATCCATCTTTTTTTATATTTTGTTGTACATTTTGTAAGTAACCTTCTATGTTTGATTTATTTTGAAAGTAATAATGAATCGTAAATTGTGAAGAAACAACATCAAAACTGTTTGTAGGAAAATACTCATATGCTTGTGTTAATTCAGAATGGTACTCTTCGTCGATATTATCAATCTCTCGTATGTTTTTAGAAGTATCTACAACACCAAAAAAAACTTTAGAATTTTTTGCCCACTCCTTTTTATTTTTTATTTCTTGTAACTGGCGCTTTCTTTGTCGTTTATTTTTACTTAGTTTTTGTTTAGAACCTTTCATATTGTCTAAACGCTTTCTGGCTCCTTCTCCACCCATATCATCTTTAGTACTTTCTATTCCCTGTTTATCTATATCTAAAGCTAAAATATGTTTATAATTGAACTGATACCATTTAAATATATCACCACCCCTGCCCACAGAAGTATCTAATAATGATTTATTTATTGTAGATATGTTACATACATTATTGGTTTTATTGTTTAATAATATTTCTTTAATAATATTATGATATTTGCGCAATGGTTTAGTTATATTGGAACCGACCGTCTGATAATATCCTAATTTTGGATTATTTACAACGGGTACATCTCTGTGTGTAGATAAAACCTGTATTTGACCTTTAGATGCTTCAGACCATTTTTCATATATATCACTAGTAATCATGCGTAACGCTACACCCATAGATTCTATCTCTTGTAAAAACAGTTTAAACGCATATGGAGCCTCAATACAAATAAAATCAGCACTTGAACATTTATTGCTAAATTTTTCTATATTACCCTCTTTATTCATTTTTATTTTAGTTTCATCTTTACTAAAATCTTCAAAAATGTGTTTATCTTTATTTACAATAGCAAGTAACCCTGACTTATTTGAAATGTAAAAAGAATATTTGTCTGCTCGTTCCATAAAACTTTCCTTGATAAAATATGAAACACCATGGGCTAACAAACTATCACGTTCCATCTCACCTATACGTAAACCACCACCAATCGCTCTCCCACCAACCGGTTGATGAGACAAACTTGCTTTAGGACCAGAAGTTCGTGCATTCATTTTATCACTTACTTGATGAATTAAGCGTTGATAGTAAGTAGGACCCATAAAAATAGACACTTTTAATTGTTTACCAGTCATTCCATTATATAAAACTTCATTCGCACAACGTTCGTATCCAAGTTCTTCTAACACATCACCAATCAAAGGTTCATTAATATTTGAAAACGATGCTAATTTAGAAAGTTTTCCATTTTCTACACAAGCTTTGCCAAGAATAACTTCTAATATTTGTCCTAAAGTCATACGACTAGGTAACGCATGAGGATTCATGATAATATCAGGAACAACTCCATTTTTAGTAAAAGGCATATTTTCAGCATCAAGAACCATACCGATGGTGCCTTTTTGACCAAATCTCGAACAAAATTTATCGCCAATTTCAGGTATTTTATCTTTTCGTAACCGAATTTTAATATAATTTTGATCATCATTGCCCTTATTATAGTGAACTTTATCTATAATACCTCCTTCATGCCGTTTTACAATCAACGATTTATCCATATATATAGTATTGCCATCACTATCCTTTTCTCCTGTGGATTGAACTTTTCCCACAATAATGTCACTGTCGGTAACATGTGTATTTTCTTTAATTAACCCAGTTGTTTTATCTAATTTACTATAATTACCTACTTTCATACCAACTGTTGTTTTTTCATCTGGATACCGTATTTCTTCACGTTCTTTACCACCCGATTGTATATCTTCCATATCAGAGTAGGTTCTAAATTTAACAGTTCTAAATAATCCCCTTTCAATAGAAGATTTATTGAAAATTAACGAATCTTCTTGATTGTATCCAGTATAACAACCTACAGCTACAATGGCATTAATACCATGGGGTATTTTATCACTAAATAAATATTTAGAATATACCGATTGAACAATAGGTTTTTGAGGATAAAACATAACTTGAACCTTTGTATCCATTCTATTTTTAAAATTAGTAGCATATACTCCTAGCGCCTGTTTACCATGAACAGTCGCAAACTGATTGCGAGGAGCTTGATTTCTTTCTAAAAGAGGAATATTATTAGCAATAATTCCAAATAACATAGTGGGATGAATCTCACAGTGAGTATATTTATTTAACGTCGTTTTTTCTAAATCGTGAGGTGTAAGAGCAATCAAAGTATTATTTGCTTCTTCCGTATCGATATATTCAATGAGCCCTTGATATAATTCTAAATTTTGTCGTAGTGTATTATCTGCACTTCGGGTTTGTTTATATTTATGTTTATCAAAGAATGTAAATAACCCATTATCGTCAATATATGGCTCCTCTGCGGTTTTTGATACATAATCCAATGTTCTAAATCCTCCAATTAAATGTTTCCAATGAATAGTGTTATTTTTTATTTTTTGAATATGTTCATCTGTTAATAAACATTTATTATCCTTTACAATTAATAAGGGTCGACAACATCTTCCAGAAGTAGTAGAAATTTTAACTATATTATCGACTACATACCAAGATATCGAAGTATATACATTAATTAAAGCATTTCGACGATACAATCGTAATATATCACATAAATATTTAGGATATTCATGAAATCCTAATAAACGTTCATTTAAAAATATTTTTGTGAATGTATGTATGTTATTTTCAGAAATATCTTGAATGGATATGAGTTGTAAAGAAAATAATAAACGTTCAAGAGGATCTGAACTTGTACCAAACGTTACTTGGCTCATAATAGCTAAATTTTTACGAACTCCAATGTTTCCACCGTCAGGAGTTTCAGAAGGACACATTATCCCGTAACTACTTGAGTGTAACGAGTGAGGCGCCCTAACTTTAGCACCACTGGGCAAAGGCGTATTAATTCTACGTAAATGAGAAGAAAATCCTAAATAACTTAACCGATTTAAATCTTGAACAATTCCTTGTTTACAACCTCGAGCGTTTTTAAGTCCCCAGCAATTTTTGAAAGCATACAGAAATCCTTCACTCATAATGGATTGATCAAATATATCCGTTATGTTAACCGTAGAAGACATCGACTCCATATCACCAATTAACATATCCAATTGTGTCCTATTATTTTCTAATCGACTATTCCAATATTTATCGGCATCCTTTACTTTTTCTGTAGATTCTGAATCTACAATTGAATAATATGCTTTATTTAATGTATCACGCAAATTATTTTTAACACGAAAATATAAATCTCTAAATATAATACCTATTAAATAACCTGCTGCATCCACTCGTTTATTCATAAAATTATCTCTATCAGTAACTGATTTCACACCTATTTTTACTAACAATAATTGATGAACCATATGAGCTAAAAAATGTGCCTTTTCTAAATATCCTTTACCTACATGAGGAAGAAAATAATTACGTAATATATCTTGTAGGTATACTTTTTTCATATGTTGCTGTCGTATTGGTTTACCCATAGCAGTTACATATGTAGATAACTCCCGTAAAGCATCTGCTTGAGTGTATATAGCATTCTGTTCATTAAGTTTTACTATACTTTCTGATAATAATGTAATCATAGCATTAGACATATTTGATTGATTATTATGAACAATTAATTCTACTATAGCTTTATCGGTAACAATACCTAATGCTCTAAATAATAAAATTAAAGGAACATTTACATTATGTATATTTTGACCTTCTTTAGCATTACAATGGGGTAACTTTACATATATTATATTATCGTATGTTAATAATAATTTTGTAATTCTCGCTGGTTGTAAAATATTTTCAGGAGCAGAACGTATATCTGATTCATACTCAATTTTAGGATCTGTATTATTTTTATGTATGTATATACGATTTTCTACCTGTCTTTCTTGACTAATAATTACTTTTTCTTTTCCATTAATAATAAAATAACCACCTTGATCATATATACACTCGCCCATATGATATAAAATATCTTTCGGAGTATTGGATAATACACACAAATTTGATTTAATCATAATAGGTATATTACCTAAAGGAACTTTATTAAATTGTTTTACTCTACCCACATGTTCTTTTAATTTTTCTACACTATTTTCAACAATTTTTTCAATGTTTGTTATTTTTACAAATATATCACAAGCAATTAATGTGCTATATGTTAAATTTTTAAGCCTCGCTTCATTAGGATACAATTGTCGTATACGAACATTTTTTTTAACAACATCTGTAGATTCTTTACTTTCTATACCACCGCCCGTATCTTCCATTAATGATTCTGTATCATCTGTTGATATATCGACTTGTATATCTAACGGTGTAGATATGTTTTCTTGTATGACAGGTCTCGTTAAATACACACCAGTGCCATCATTGTTAATGGTATCATCATCTTGTAAAGAACCGCCAATAATTATCTCTATTTTATGTGTAAAATATTCTGTCTTTTTGCGATCCGCATTTACATACGTATCTTTACCATATGAATGAATTAAAGGATTAAATTGTCGTATAGTTTTAGGTATTTGATTTTTCAAGAAAATATTATAAGAATCTAGCTGATTTCTTGATATATAATTCGGTGTGGTTTTAAAATAATTGTCTATTACGTTAAAAATATTTTTTTGCCAGTGTAAATGTTGTTCGGACATATATTTTAGTTACTACTATAATATATATATATATATTATATTAAAGTTTTATATTTATATAAAAATATATTCATTATTTATTTATATGAATATAAAACCACCTACTGTTTTTGATGATTTTATAATAAATAAAAAATTTGTCCGGATTTTATCTACTTTTAATAAACATAATTTATCTAATATTTTATTATATGGTCTCGAAAATACTGGTAAAAAAACGTTAATATATGCCTTTATAAATCATTTATATAAACATAATACTATTAAAGTATATGAAAAAGAAGAATCATTAAAATATAAACAAAAAAAATATACTTGTAAATATAAATACACAAAATATTATTATGACATCGATTTATTAGAAAATATTAAAGTATCTAAATATGTAATCAATCATTTTATAGACCATATTTGTTCGAATAAATGTGTTCATAATTCTTACAGAGTATTTATCATACATAATTTACATATTTTAGATAAAAAACTCATACAAGCCTTATTACATATCATGGAAAAAAATTATAATAATAATAGATTTATATTAGTATGTAATTCTACTCAAATTCCATTATTTAATAAAATAAATAGTTATTGTTTTGCGTTACGATGCCGTATATGTCCATTAGAACTTGATAATTACATTAATAAAAATAAAATAAATTTTTCTAAAAAACATACAGATATTGCTTATTCTTGTAATAATTTATATCATATTAATCTACTTATTAATTGTAAGGGTATTAAAAAATATCAACCTATAGATTTGTATGTTAAAAAAATATATAATAGTATTAAAAAATACAAAACCATATTATTTATAGAAAAAGTAAGAGAAATAATATATGAAATGCATTTATTAAATTTTAATATGTCTCAGTTTATATTGCTTTTCATTAAATATATTATAGAAAAAAATTCTTTACTAACCAATACGCATATACATATGTTATATCATTTAGCAGCTAAATATGATTCTTCTAATCCTGGGTACTTTCAACCATTTACGCTAATAGAAAGTTTTTTTATAGAAATTAAAAAAATGAAGGTGTATATATAATCTATTATATAAAAGTATATATCTACAATATATATATTATATATTGAACATATCTATCATAACTATTATAACTTTTTTTATAAAATAGTAAATATATTATCTGAAAATAATTCCGGATGACATACATTTCGGAGTAATTTCTTTTCTGTATAATCAATGGGTTCTTTTGATTGTTCTGGTTGTTCTGGTTGTTCTGGTATGACGTCTTCTTCTGTTTGTGTTTCCTGGGATAATTCAAGTATCGATTCAAAATATTTATCTTCATCAAACATAACATCAATAGAACCTGTTCCTATCAATGGTTCTTGTCCTAACATAATATTAGAAGATACACCACGCACATGATCCACTTCACCAAATAATGCTGCCTTTAAAATAATATCTGGTGTTTCTTCAAAAGAACATTTAGCTAGTGGTCCTCTGTTACTTTTATTAATACCATGTCGGTCCACAGACATAATATAACCCTTATTCGTCATTATATCTGCCAATAACGATAAATGTCTAAAGTTAACATACGAAGAGGATTGTTCAAAAATATCCTGAATTTCATTTATAATTAATGTTCGTGCGGCTTCGATTCCAAATATATCCATCACTTCGTGAATATCATTTGATAGTGTTTTATATTTATCTACAGCCGGATGATTAAAAATTTCCAATAAATTGCTACCTGTTGTATCTATAACCCATTCTGATTTTTTTTTATAATTATTTGTTTCCGTGTCATAATATACTAAATGATCATATTTAGACATAGACGCATGTGTAATATTTGGTATACCCGATAAATTTAATTTATTTAAAATTGTATCTTCTAATATTTTTAATAATGATATAATGTCTTCTTGATTATTCTCTTTATCGGATTTAATACATTGAATTTTAACTAATAATTCTTCAGCATTATCATCAGTAAATATACACGATATGTCTTCATTGTATTCTGTATTGAATTTATTTGTAATAGCAGAATATACATTTATCATTTTCAATCCTTTATCCAACATTTTTTTTTTATTTAATTTTATTTCTAAAATCCAAGGTATTACATTATTGTCTTGTGGTGGTTGATTTTTATTATGTATTGTATTAAATATAGTATATATATCATGTAAATGACTATAAACATTTGAGATATTATCTTTTTCTTCATAATATATTTCTGTAGATTCTATAATATCATTTATTTTTGTAATTTCTATATGATTGATAATTTGTTTAGCCTTAAATTTATTAAACTTATATTCATCTTTTAAGTATATCGTTAAATAGGGACTTTTAATATTATGCGTGGCACTTAATACCTCTTTAAATCGGCCTAATCCCCTGGTAACTTGAGACTTAGAAGATATACCCGCAAAATGAAACGTATTTAAAGTCATTTGAGTGGATGGTTCACCTATAGATTGAGCAGATATAATGCCTACTAATTCTCCTGGTTGACATATCGAACTGAAAAACATTTGGTAGATATTGCCCATAAGATAATCTAATGCTACTTTATTGAAATTATATTTTTGAATTAATACCTTTGGTGATAAGTACGCACGAATGACCATCATCAATAGGGTATTATTTGTATTGTATTCATTAATAATTAATTTTTTTTCTAATTCTTTTATTTTTTCAATAATTAAAAGAGGATCTATATCCGATTTAATTCTTCTTTTAGTAAATGTATTTCGAGTATTTTTAAGCAATCGTTTCATGTTAATTTGTAAATATAATTTATTTCCATCTGTTAAATCAAACATACTTAAGTCTTCAATAAAATATTTTTTATCTTGAATGATCTGTAAAAAGTACTCTTCAAATGTTTGTTCTACATACTCCAAAGGATATTTTTTAAATTCTTGATATGTTACCGTATCTAAATACGCATCCCAATTATCATTTACAGAAAGATTATAATCTTGATTTATGTGTTCAAAATCCATATCCACCGTAATTAATGATTCGGTTTCTAATTTTGTAGCATCCACTCCATCTTCACCATATAAAAACTGAACAATATGACCGTTGGCATTCCTTATAGTGTAATCTGTTCGCACATGAATATTTTCCATTGCTTTCACTAATTTTCTTTGAATGTAACCGGTTTCAGACGTCTTAACTGCCGTATCAATTAAACCCTCTCGTCCACCCATAGCATGAAAGAAGAATTCTAATGGATTTAAACCTTTGATAAAACTGTTTTCTACAAACCCTCTTGCTGCTGCTCCATCATCATATTTATGGAAATGAGGTAATGTTCTATCTGTAAAACCTTTAGGTAAACGCTTACCATCTACCGATTGTTGACCTACACAGGCTATCATTTGACCAATATTCAATTTAGAACCTTTCGAACCAGAATCAACAATCTGAATCATTCTGTTTTGTGAACTCAAATATTGTAATCCCATTTTTCCTGATTCTGCTGTAGCATCATTTAAATTTTTTAAAATTTGTAATTCAAGTTCACCTCTATTATCTTTTCCCGTATTATTTTTAAATGTTCCATTGTGAATTTGCTCTATAATGTCAATTACATTACGTTTTTTTTTACTAATCACTTCTTCTATTTTAACTTTCGAAGAACGATCCACCATTAAATCACTTAATCCAATACTAAAACCACTCATTAACATCCAATTCACAGTAATAGTCTGTGCGTTGTCTAAAAATTCTCTCGTCTTATCTGGACCATAATCGTTATGGATAACATGAACCAAACCTTGTGATTTAGGTCCCAGCATCACCTTATCAAGAACACCAGATTCAAATTTACCACGTTTAATAGAAATTTTATTTTTTCCACCTAATGCTGAAGTAGATTTGCTAATATTTATATTAGGAATAATTTGAGAAAATATGGTTCTACCACACCATAAATTAAATTGTATAGTATCACTTTTAAGTAACATAAATTTGTGTAATGGAAAATAAGGAAATTTTACTAATATATCACTGACATTGCTTCCAGCCACAATATCTGCTTTAGGAATAGTATATTTAAATTCTGGAAGAGCAGATATAATAGTGCTAACTTCTGGATATGTTAAGAAATTGTTATCTTTTGTAAGTAAAAAGGATCCTATAATAGAATCTTGAACCAGACCAATAATAGGCCTATGCTGTGCGGGTGTAATAATTTGTGTTTGAACTAATGCCAAATGTTTTAATTCTGTCTTTGTTTGAATAGACTGAGGAACATGCATATTCATTTCATCACCATCAAAATCAGCATTATAAGGTGTAGTAACATTTACATTTAATCTAAATGTATTAAATGGTAATACTTTAATTTGATGAGCCATCATACTCATTTTGTGTAAAGATGGTTGCCTATTAAATAATACGTAATCTCCATCGATCAAATGCCTATTTACTATATCTCCTATCTCTAATACATAATTATCGGTATCGATAACCTTTAAACAAATGACCCGCTTATCTCGTTTTCGTTTAATGGATTTTACACCAGGATATACATCGTATCCGTTTTTAACATACGTAGATAACTCCTCATAATTATATTGTGTAACAATTTCTGGAAAAGTTAAATTCTTAGCTATTTTTAAGGGGACACCTAACTGATTAATTCCAATATTTGGATCAGGAGTAATTACACTTCTTGCGGAAAAATCTACCCGCTTTCCCATTAAATTACCACGAACACGTCCCTGTTTAGCCTTTAATCGTTCTTTAATTGATTTTAACGACCTGCCCGAACGTTGTTGAGCTGGTGGTATTCCGGGTATAGTATTATCGACAAATGTTGCGACATGATATTGTAACAATTGATACCATTCATCAATTATTTTTTTAGGAGCATTTTGTTCTAATTTATACTTTAATGTTCGATTTGTTTTTACAATATCGCATAATTTATGGGTTAAATCATCTTCCATACGACTATTATTATCCGATCGAACAGATGGACGAACAGAAGGCGGTGCTACTCCAAATACGGTACATATAAGCCATTCAGGTTTAGACCATATACGACTAAGTCCAAGAGCCTCTATATCTTCATCACTCATTCGTTTAAATATTTTTAATACATACGACGCATCCCAATAAAATTTAATATCCTTTTGATCATCAGAATCTTTAGTTTTTTTTGATTTCCATATGGCTACTAATTTTCCTATACTATTTAATTCCTTTTTAATGGTATTTGGTGCTACATTACCACAGCCGTTACAATTTTTATCACCACATCGTTTAACTTTTCTACATTGTTTATTTACATATTTAAATCGCGTATAACCTTTACGTGATTCAATATGTGATTTAAAGTCTTCATGATTAGGGTCAATTAACAATTTTGCACACCTCCAACATATACTTTGTAAAATATTTATAATGTATTTTTGATAATGTATGTAAAATACTGGTTTCGCTAATACAATATGACCAAAATAACCAGGACACAGGCGGTTATTTAATTGATCGGTAGGACAAATTTTACCGTTATCTAATACACCCATACGAGGATCAAATAATCCGCCGATTTTAGGATTATCATTTTCATAGGTTTCTTGTGTAAAGATTTCTGCTACTGAACGACGTATAATTTCTTCAGGAGACAATATTGAAAATTGAATTTTACTAACACGTTCAATATTATCATTATAGTTTATCTCTTGATATAATGACATTAGTTTTAATAGTACTTAATATAATATAATAATGTTTTTTTTATATATTTATCAAATTTAATAAATATAATTAAAATAATTTAATTTAATTTAATTTAATTTAATTTAATTATGATAATTATGATAATTATGATAATTATGATAATTATGATAATTATCATAATTATTATAAGTGTAGTCAATAATACAAATAAATTATATATACTTACTGTATAACCGTTTGGTATTCAAAATCGTCTTGTATCGTATCAATATTTTCTTCCCAAACAGTTTTATATAAATAAAAAGGAATTTTAGTAAATAAATGATGGACATGATGATATGTTAATTGATTACAAGTTAGAAAGGATATTACCGTATTTCCTTTTTTATGATTAAAATCTATACATCCGTCGGTCATTTTTGTAGGCTTTTCAGTATTTGTATGATTTCTGTGAGGTAAATAATCAAACAGATACGATAATACTGATATACCTACCATACTAGGTATAATCCATAATACTACAGCGTGATAAAATAATGTATATAGGTACATAGCATATAAAAATATACATATACTTACTACATAATATATATTATTGTTTACAGCATTATTTTTATACATAACGGTCATATAGTAATAATAATAATAAACAGGCGTAAATATACAACTTATTATTCCATATCGTGAAAAATAATCAGGATCAAAAATAGGTTTATTCGTATGAGCATGATGTTGTAAGTGTATATATTTAAATGATTTAAAATTAGAAAAGAAAAAGGGAATTACAATAAGTGTTCCCAATATGTGATTTAATTGTTTATTAGAAGAAATATTGGTATGAACTGCCTCATGTAAAGGAGTAAATAAAGTATATACACCTAGTGATGATAACGGTATAGTACACAACCAATGAATATTACCATATACACGTAAATATATAGCTGTTAACCAAAAAAAATACCCTATACACATAACGAATATAGTAGGATATTCAAGCATTTTTATTTTATATGTCGTAATAAGTTTCATAATACTATATATATATAAATAATTTTATATATAAATAATTTTATATATTAAATAATGTAAAAAATATAGTTCGAAAATATTATCTCCGACACGCTCGGAGTCTTGGCCGGGTTGACCGAGCTCAGGGCGCACGGCAACAAGCTGACGACGCTGCCCGACTCGATCGCCGCGCTGACGCAGATGAAGACGCTGAACCTCTCCAGCAACAAGTTCACAACGCTTCCGAAACCGATCGTCGAGATTGCTCTTGTGCATCGCTTCTCGATGACAAAGAGCTCAGTTCGGGACCACTATAACGTGGTCCCGAACCGCTCCCGTCTTCGGTATCAGGTATGGATGCTTTTTTAAATTTATTTATAATAAGTGCGGGAACGGCGAGACCTATAAGTAAACCTACAATAATAACAATAGGAATTAATGAAGTTCCCCATAATAATAACATAATTTCCCAGATTTTTTTCCCGTATACAATTAATAATATTATACATACTATAGGAACCCATATCCAAGCAGTGATTACTAGTAAAAACAGTATTCCTAAGATTGCGGGAAGAAATAGAATGATAATAGGAAGACTGATAAGAACTAGCAAAATTATACCAATAATTTTTAATATTTTTGTTATTTTAGTCATGTCTAATTCAATTGCCATAACAATTATATTATAGTGTATTACTTATAATATGAATATATATTTTTTTTACCAACTACATTTATTATTATTATTAAAATCTGAAAATTGATTATATTTTTTTTTGTTATAAAACGTTTGCTTTTGTTTATATCGATCTTTATGCTTAGTATTTCGTGAATGGGTTTGTTTATATTTATCTTTTCGTATATTAGACGAATGGTCAGCATATATACTTTCTTTTATATTTAAAAAAGTTACCTTTGAATCTAATAAGGTGTTAATAGGATATGTTGTTACTTCCTTTAACCACAGTTTTACAATAGAAAAATTTTTTTTAGGACTAATCGATATACCATTTATAAGAGAATATTCTATACCGTTATCTAGTAAACATTCACCTAATATATGTTTCATTAACGAAAACCAAATATCTTCACAGTTATTTTTTGGAATTTTAAAGGACCAATACCCTCCTTTAATATTATAGGGATCTTCCCATTGAGGATATATTGTATCTCCATTTTCTAATTTTCTCATTAAAAAAAACATTCCTTCAGATACATTAGGTAGACAGCTATTCCAACTATTTTTTAATACACAATAATCTTCAATAGATGTTATTTCAATAATATCTTTATAACTGTTTCTACTCCAATCAGTATCAGATGGGTTATGATACCATACAATCCACGGGTTTTGAATTTTATGAAAATTCATTATATATATATATAATATATATCTTTATATAATTGTAATATTTTTTGTAATTATTTCCATATTTAAATATGTTATTTGTATTTTATAGTTTGTAATATTATTTACTACTTGATTCTCTAATATATCTGCTGATATATATATTGGCTGTTCATGTAGATTATAAAAATTTTCATTAGGACCAGCTACCTTTGTTATGTAATCATATAAAGTATTATTTATTATAATTGTTTTTTCGGTTGTAGTATCTAATAATTCTAATAATACTATTTTTTTTTTTTCCGATGCCAAACCGATGTCCTTCATAGGTATCGTGCCTCCTACAGTATATGTTGTATCTAAAGGATATTCATTATCATATATACTAATAAAATTGTTATGGTTATATCTATATACTAATTTAAGTACAGTATCATTATTATACATAGTTTTTGAAATAATTTCTAAATCTTTATAGTGTGTTTCTGTATACTGACGAATGATATCAGAAACGTTGTCTTCTATGTAATTATATATTTTAATAAGTGTATGAAGAGAATCTAAAGAATAACGAACACAATCTTGTTTAGTAATATTACTACGACGTATACCCAAATAAACACCCATTACAATTGCCGGTATTCCAACATAATATAACATGCTTATACTTATATACTGTATATATTGTCTATTCTTTATATTTAAATAAATATTTAAATAAATATGTAGATAATATATTTATATTTTAACAATAAATATAAAATTTGATTTTTATTTATAATTATACAGTATATGAATACAATAGACCATACGTATAATACACGTAGTACTTCTTTATTACGACGCATGAATACACCACAGCGAACTTCGCTAGGCATATCTACACCTATTAAAGTATATAATATACAAAAACGAACATTAGTTTCAAATACTTCCGATAAAGATTCACATACACACACTAATAAAAAGGTTACACAGGAAAAAATAAATATAAAAAAGAAAAAAACTAGAAGTAAAAAAAGAAGTAATAAAAAAACTAAGAAAAAAATCGTTATTAAAAAATCGAACGATACACATACAACGGATAATCCTTTTTCGTTATATAATTTAATACAAAAAATGAATATAGCCTCAAAGGATTATGACGATGAAAACGATCCCGATTATGTTCCCAGTGATGACGATGATGATAGACCTAAAATGCCTAAACTAGTTGTTCACGAAGTTCACAATAGTAATACTATTTTAATACATAAGCAAAATAAAAAAAAATATTCAAGATATAATAAAAAAGACGAACGGCTCTTTTTTAATTCATTAAATGAAACAGAAAAAGAAAAATATAAATTATTAGAAAAATCCATTCAAGATTATAGAAAAAACACTATCCCATTGCGATTTAAAATTTTACAATTAGATATACCTATTTACACTAAAAATTACATTATAGAAAAAATAGATCAATTTGCGTCATTAGAATCAGGCGACAATGAATATCATAAATTACAAACTTGGTTACACAATTTAATTAAAATTCCTTTCGGACAATATATTACACCAACTATTACTAATGAGTCTTCTTCAGAAGAAATCGCCAATTATATTAAAAAAGCGCAAACTATACTTAATGATGAGGTATACGGTCATAAAGAAGCTAAAGACCAAATTATAGAAATTATTGCCTCGCAAATATCCAATCCAGAACTACAAGGTGTAGCAATTGGTATCAAAGGCCCACCAGGCAATGGTAAAACCACATTAATTAAAAATGGTATTTCCAAAGCATTAGATCGACCCTTTCGATTAATTGGTCTTGGGGGTAGTTCCAGTAGTGATTTCTTAGTTGGTCATGATTACACATATGAAGGTTCGGTTCCTGGAAAAATCATTCAAGTTTTACAAGAATCTAAATGTATGAATCCTATTATATATTTTGATGAATTAGATAAAGTAAGTGATACAACAAAAGGAGAAGAAATTATTAATTTATTATGTCATTTAGTAGATACATCTCAAAATACTCATTTCAGTGATAAATACTTTTCGGGCATTGATATCGATATGTCCCGCGTTCTCTTTGTATTTTCCTACAACGACGAAAGTAAAATTTCTCCTATTTTACTTGATAGATTTATTAAAATTAACACAAATAAATTTAACAAAGATGATAAAATAATTATTGCGAAAGATTATTTGATACCATCCATATGTAAAAATATTCATTTTACTCGTGAACACATCTCGTTTACAAATGAATGTGTAGAATATATTATTACCAATCATACCAAAGGCGAAAAGGGGGTTCGTAATTTAAGACGCTTTCTTGAAAAAATTATTACACGTATTAATATTTTACACTTGTTACGAGATTATCCTGGAAATATAGAAGACATTATTCCTTATTCATTAAAAGAATTTACCTTACCGATTTGTATTAATAAAGACATTGCTGATACAATCGTTAAAATAAACGTAGAAGACCAAGTGGACCCTTCTTTATTTGGTTTATATTCATAAATAATTTATATAGTATTTAAACAATAGCATATAATAATTAATATGTTTTATGACAATATATGAATTATTATCAAATTCTACAAATTGAACCTGGTGCTTCTTTGCGAGATATAAAAAAAGCATATCGTAGATTAGCCTTACAATATCATCCCGATAAAAACAATAATAACACAGAATCAACCGAACGTTTTAAAGATATATCTATTGCGTATCAAGTATTATCGGATCCAATTCAACGTAGTTATTATGATCATACTGGATCAGCGGATATAGATTTTGATTTAGTATCTTCTATGGAAATGTTTACATTTTTTTTTAAAGACTATGACCCTAAATTACTGTCTATTATAGAAAAAACGTATGGACGTATACGAGAAGAATTACAAGATAATCAAACAGACTCTTTATTACGAATTATTTATAATATAGAAAAAAAAGATATTATTAAAGATGCCGGTCATCTAGCTATTAATTATTTAAGTGAATATGTACAACAATATATGAATTCTTCTGAAAAAACTAAAAAAAATAAATCACCTGATTCACCGACTACACCTGATTCACCGACTACACCTGATTCACTGACGTCACCTGATTCACCGACTACACCTGATTCACCGACTACACCTGATTCACTGACGTCACCTAAACTACTTACTATTAGTAGTGAATATACCTATAATATCGATACGTTACAACCTATCACAACGATTCAATTACCTATTGAATATTATATACATTATGACTCCCTTACACTTTCTTTACAAACAAATGATAAAACATATCCTATTACATTGCCCACATTTTTTTCTAATCATACATTAACCTTTCAAAATACAAAATATACATTTACGTTAACAGATTCACCACATAGTTCATATAAACGTATCAATCAACATGATATACTGATGAGCTGTCCAATAGGTTTACAAGATTATATTCAAGGGTTCCAGTTTAGTTATAATTATATACATACTTTTATTGATATTCCTATATTATTATCAAAATATTCCTCTTGTATCGTTACATTTCCTAAATATGGTTTTCCCATAAATAAAACTGATTGTGGAGATTTAGTTATTCAATTTATGATACAATCAAATATAGAACGATTATACAAACCTCCTTTACATGATAAATATATATATTCTACACCCTTACAAGATATATTATAGAAATGATATCACATTTGCTTTTTTTTTATAATTAAATAAATTTGATTCTTATGTATTACCATTATATAATATTTAAACTAATAATAAATACTTACTATGGGAAAAGCTACGAAAACGACTAACACTATGAATGTTCCGAAAAAAAAAAAGGAAAAGAAGAGAGTAAAGAAAGAACAGACGGAAACGGTATCAAACAAGGCAACACTTGTTCCAGTAAAATCTATGGAAACACAACCAGTAACAGTTCCAGAAAAGGTAAGTACTGAAGTTGATATTGAAACTCTTGTC